ATGCCGTCGATACTCCTGACCGGACCTGCGGTCGAACCATGGTCGGTCGAAGAGGCCAAGAGCTTCCTGCGCGCCGAGAACGATGACGACGATGCGGTCATCGCATCGCTGATCGCAGCGGCGCGAAGCCATGTCGAAGCGATGACTCGCTGCGCTCTGATCGCACAGACCTGGCGCATCGTGCTGGACCAGTGGCCGCATGACGGCCGCATCAAGCCGGGCCGGGGACCACTGCGGGCGCTTGCCGCGGCGCGCGTCTACAACTCTGCGGGGATCGCCACGCCGATCGATGCCGGAACATTCGTTCTCGACAAGGCGGCAGGCGTGATCGTTTCGTCTGTCTGGGTATTGCCGGGCCGCGCCAGCGCCGGCATCGAACTCGATATCGAGATCGGCTTCGGTGCTGCCGCTTCTGACATGCCTGACGTGCTGCGCCATGCGGTGCGGACGCTCGTGGCGCACTGGTACGAGAACCGCAGCCTTATCGCCATCGGCCAGAGCGTCGCGATGATGCCGGCCAGCGTCAGCGCCATGATCGCGAGCTACCGCGTCCATTCGCTCTGATCGTTCCCGCATTCTTCAAGAAGGACATCATCATGACCACCGCCAACGCAGCGCTTCGCGCTGCCGTTCACGATGCGCTCGTGGCCGACAGCGGCCTTCAGGCTGTGCTCGGCGGCAAGCGGATCTATGACGAGCCGCCGCGCGGAGCGCTGTTGCCTTATGTCTCGATCGGCGAGGCGCGCGTCACCGACACATCAGTGGACGAGGGGCCGACGCAGGAGCACCAGATCACGCTTCATGCGCGCTCCCGTCAGGGCGGCCAAAGCGAAGCTCATGCCATCGCCGGCGCGGTGTTGCAGGCTCTCGACGATGCGCCGCTGACGCTCGCCGCTCACCGGCTGGTCAACTTCCGCTTCGCCGTCGCCGACATCCGGCGCGAATCCGACGGCCGCACCTATCACGCACAGGTACGATTCCGCGCCGTGACCGAACCCACAACCTAATCAAGGAGCCATCATGGGCGCACAAAAAGGCAAGGACCTGCTTCTGAAGATGAGCGATGGCTCGAGCTTCGTCACGGTGGCAGGACTGCGCAGCCGCAGGATCGCGTTCAACGCGGAGATTGTCGATATCACGAACGCGGAATCGACGGACCGCTGGCGCGAGTTGCTTGCGGGCGCCGGCGTCAGGCGAGCGTCGCTGTCGGGACGCGGCCTGTTCAAGGACGCGGCGTCGGACTCGCTGGTGCGGCAGGTGTTCTTCAATGGCACGATCAACGACTGTCAGGTCGTGGTGCCGGACTTCGGCACCATCGAGGGGCCGTTCCAGATCGCGAGTCTTGAATTCGCGGGCGAACACAATGGCGAGGTGACGTTCGATCTTGCGCTCGAGTCCGCTGGCGCTCTGACGTTTACGGCGCTGTGAGACGAAAGGATTCAAATGCCCAATAAATATCGCGGTGAGATCGGTGCCGAGCTTGGCGGACGACAGCGCACGCTGGTGTTGACGCTGGGCGCCCTGGCGGAGCTTGAATCCGCATTCGGCGCTGGCGACCTGATGGCGCTCGCGGAGCGGTTCGGTTCGGGGCGAGTGTCGTCGCGCGATCTTATCCGCATCATCGGTGCCGGCCTACGCGGCGCGGGGGAGGCTGTCAGCGACGATGAAGTGGCCGTGATGACGGTCGAGGGCGGCGCGGCCGGCTTCGTCAGGATCGCGGCGGATCTGATCGGTGCGACCTTCGACGAAAGCGCGGCTCCATGAAGCCGTTTCCGTGGCAACAGGCAATGGGCTTCGGCTTCGGCGTGTTGCGTCTTGCGCCGGATGCTTTCTGGCGGATGACGCCGCGCGAACTGGCGCAGGCGATCCGCGCGATCCAGGGGCCTGCGAACGCGCCGCTGGCGCGGGCCGAGCTCGATGAATTGCTGGCACGGTTTCCCGATGCGCCGCCCAAGGGAGGACGCGATGACTGACGACACGAGTTTGCACGATGCGTCGAGCACGCTGGATGGCCTCACCGCAAAGACCCAGGCGCTGACGATCAGCGCAGGTGGTTTTGCGCGAGCGATGACGCAGGCTTTTTCATCATCGGTCGTCGGCGGCAAGCAGTTCGACGACGTGCTGAAGACGCTGGCGTTGCGCGTCTCGAGTCTCGCCGTGACGGCGGCGTTCAAGCCGCTGACGGCGAGCCTGACCAGCGGCATCTCCAGCCTATTTTCGGGGCTTGCCGGCAGCATCGGTTCGACCGCGTCCAACGCGCTTGGCTCGATCAAGCCATTCGCGACCGGCGGTGTGATCGGCACGCCGAGCTATTTTCCAATGATGGACGGCGGTGTTGGCCTCGCGGGCGAGGCGGGTCCGGAAGCGATCATGCCGCTGGCGCGCGGGTCCGACGGCCGGCTTGGCGTTTCCGGCAAGGGCGGCGGTAGCAGCATTACGGTGCAGATCGCAACGCCCGACATCGACAGCTTCCGCCGCTCCGAGAGTTACATCGCGGGCCAGATCGCGCGCGCGGTGGCGCGAGGACAGCGGAGCTTGTGACACATGACCAGCTTTCACGAAGTGCTGTTTCCGCTCGACGTCGCGCTGAAGAGTGCGGGCGGGCCGGAGCGGTGCACCGACATTGTGAGTTTCGGCTCGGGCCGCGAGGCGCGCAACGCACGCTGGGCGCAGTCGCGGCGGCGCTTTGACGCCGGCTACGGCGTCAAGACGCTGGATGCCTTGCAGGCAGTTATTGCTTTCTTCGAGGAGCGGCGCGGCAGGCTCTATGGCTTTCGCTGGCGTGACCGGCTGGATTGCGGTTCCGCGACGACTGGGAGCGTTATCTCGCCGCTCGATCAGGTTATCGGGATCGGAGACGGAACGACATCGACGTTTCAGTTGATCAAGACATATGGTGGCGCGTTCGCGCCTTATGTGCGCGCGATCGCCAAGCCGGTGAACGGCAGCGTGCGCATCGCGGTTGCCGAGAGCGAGGTGGCGGCGGGATCGGCCTTCACCTGTGACGTCACCACCGGCGTCGTGACGTTTCTCCCCGAGCATACGCCGCCGCCGGGAACGGCGGTCACCGCGGGATTCAAGTTCGACGTGCCGGTGCGGTTCGACACCGATTATCTCGAAGTCGATCTCGCGACCTTCGCCGCAGGGGCTATTCCGAAAATTCCGCTGGTGGAGATCTTCCCGTGAGAAGCATTCCCTCCGCGCTTCAGGCAAAACTCGATTCCGGCGCGACCACTCTGGCGCGCTGCTGGATTGTGACGCGGCGCGACGGCGTCGTGCTCGGCTTCACCGATCACGATTGCGATCTGACGATCGGCAGCGTCGTCTGTCGCGCCGCAACTGGTTTTACTGCGTCGGAAGCCACCAGCCGCTTCGATCTGGCTGTCGATGGCGCCGAGATATCGGGTGCATTCTCGGGCGATACTCTTAGCGAAGCCGACCTCTCCGCCGGACGTTACGACGCCGCCGAGGTTTCGACCTGGCTGGTTGATTGGAGCGACGTCTCGCTGAAGATACTGATCGCCCGCGGCACCATAGGAGAGGTCCGGCGCGAGGGGGCCGCGTTCACCGCGGAATTGCGCGGGCTCGCGGATGCGCTGACGCAGGATAGCGGACGCCTGTTTACGGCACGGTGCGGTGTCGATCTCGGCGACGGGAAATGCCGTGTCGATCTGACCAGCTCAACCTTTCGCCGTAGTGGGACGGTCACGGCAATCGAAGGAACGTCGATCCTTGCCGTCTCGGGCCTTGCTGGCTTTGCCGGCGGCTGGTTCACAGCGGGGCGATTGAACTGGACCGGCGGGGCCAATGCCGGGCTTGCGATTGAAGTCAAACAGCACCGCGTCGTCGCGGGCGAGGTGCTGATATCGCTGTGGCAGGCGATGGCGGAACCGATAGCTATCGGCGACAGCTTCGTGATTACCGCCGGCTGCGACAAGAGTTTCGCGACCTGCCGCGACCGCTTTGCCAACACCGACAATTTTCGCGGTTTTCCGCAGATTCCCGGCAACGATTTCGTCGTCAGCTATCCGCTGCCCGGTTCGCCCGACAACGGCAATGGCAGCAAGGCGCTGTGAAGGAGCCGCTCGTGACTTGCGCGTATTCGACCCGCGCGGCCATCGTCGCGGAAGCCCGCGCCTGGATTGGCACGCCCTATCGGCATCAGGCCTCGCTCAAGGGGATCGGCTGCGACTGTCTCGGCCTCGTGCGTGGCGTCTGGCGCAATTGCATCGGCGATGAGCCGGAAGTGCCGCCGCCCTACGCGCCGGACTGGGCCGAAGCCAAAGGCGACGAGACACTGGCCGCGGCGGCGCTGCGCCATCTCGTTCCGGTCACGCGCGATGGTTTCGAAGCGGGCGACGTGCTGCTGTTTCGGTGGCGGGACGGGTTTGTCGCCAAGCATGTCGCGATCGCATCGAGCGAGCGCACCATGGTTCATGCGCATGACGGCGCGGCCGTCTGCGAAATCGTCCTCGCGCCGTGGTGGCGGCGGCGGTTGGCTTATGCATTTCGTTTTCCCGGAGTCTCTGACTGATGGCAGCGCTTGTTCTTTCCGTCGCAGGCGGCGCCGCTGGCGCGTTGTTCGGGCCGGCTGGTGCAATTGCCGGACGCCTCGCCGGCGCGCTGATCGGAAATGTCGTCGATCGCAAGCTGTTCGGGCCAGGAAACCAGACGATCGTCGGGCCGCGCCTTGCCGATCTCGACGTGATGGCCTCGACCGAGGGCGCGCCGATTCCGCGCGTTTACGGACGCGCGCGGCTGTCGGGTCAGGTGATCTGGGCGACGCGGCTCGAAGAGACCGTCAACAGCGAAACATCGTCGTCCGGCGGCAAGGGCGGCCTGTTCAGCGGACCGAGCACGACGACCACCACTTACAGCTATTTCGCTAACTTCGCGGTCGGTCTTTGCGAAGGCGTCGTCGGCCGTGTCGGGCGGATTTGGGCCGACGGTAGCCCTCTGGATGTGTCCGGCCTGACCTTCCGGGTCCATCGTGGCACCGAGGATCAGGCTCCGGACGATCTGATCGTCGCAAAAGAAGGGGCGGGCAACGCGCCGGCCTATCGCGGGCTCGCCTATGTCGTGTTCGAGCGGATGCCGCTGGCAAAATTTGGCAACCGCATTCCGCAGCTCTCGTTCGAGATCATCCGCCCCATAGGCCAACTCGAACGGATGGTACGTGCCGTGACGCTGATCCCCGGCACCACCGAATTCGGCTATGAGCCGTCCGCCATCGTGCGGTCGCTCGGTCCGGGTCAGTCTGCGCCGGAAAACCGGCATGTGATGAATGCCGAATCCGACGTGATCGCGGCGCTCGATGACTTGCAGGGCATGTGCCCCAATCTAGAACGCGTGGCCGTAGTGGTGGCGTGGTTCGGATCGGACCTTCGCGCCGGAAGCTGCGCGGTGCGTCCCGGCGTCGACAGCGCGAGCAAGATCACGCGTGGCAACGACTGGTCGGTGGCGGGGGTGACACGAGAAAGCGCTTATGTGGTGTCGCAAGTTGATGGCCGTCCGGCCTTCGGCGGCACGCCGTCCGACGACAGCGTCGTGCATCTGATCGCAGAACTGAAGGCGCGCGGCCTCAAGGTCACGTTCTATCCCTTCATCATGATGGACCTTCCGGCAGGTAACGGCCTGAGCGATCCGTGGAGCGGAGCCTCGTCGCAGCCGGCCTATCCCTGGCGCGGCCGCATCACTTGCGATCCCGCGCCGGGACAAACGGGTTCGCCGCAGGGCACTGCGACGGCGGCGACGCAGGTCGCCAGCTTCTTCATGAGTGGAAGCTGGAACTACCGCGCCATGATCCTGCATTATGCCAACCTGACGGCCTCCGCGGGAGGTGTCGATGCGTTTCTGATCGGCTCGGAGTTGCGGTCGTTGACGCGCGTGCGCTCAGGGGCCGGCATCTATCCTGCCGTCGATGCGCTGGTGACGCTTGCGGCGGACGTCAAATCCATCGTCGGCTCGTCCACGATCGTAACCTATGGCGCGGACTGGACAGAATATGGCGCGGATGTCGTTGACGCCGTCGCGTCCGAGGTTCGCTTTCCGCTCGATCCGCTGTGGGCGTGCAGTGCGATCGACGCCGTGGGGATCGACTACTATGCGCCGCTCGCGGACTGGCGTGACGAGGCCGGACATCTGGACGCAAGCGTCGCAGCCTCGACCTATGATCTCGATTACCTCGCGGAGAATGTCTATGGCGGCGAAGGTTTCGATTGGTATTACACAGATGACTCGGCACGCGCCGCGCAGAACCGCACGCCGATTACCGATGGACTTGGCAAGCCGTGGACATTCCGCGTCAAGGACATCAAGTCGTGGTGGTCATCAGCGCATTATGAGCGGGTCGGCGGGGTCGAACTTTCAAGCCCGACCGCGTGGGCGCCGCAAAGCAAGCCGGTCTGGCTGACGGAGGTCGGTTGTCCGGCGGTAGACAAAGGCGCCAACCAGCCGAATGTATTTCCCGACCCCAAATCGTCGGAAAATCATCTGCCGTATTTCTCGAGCGGCAGCCGCGACGATTTGATCCAGCGCCGCTATCTGCAAGCCTTTCTCGGCAAGCTGGATCCATCGTTCGGCGCGGCGGACGCCGACAACCCCGTCTCTCCGATTTATGGAGGGCGCATGATCGAGCCGTCCGCGATCCACCTTTGGACCTGGGATGCGCGACCATATCCGGCGTTTCCCGCCGCGACGGAGGTCTGGAGCGACGGGCCGAACTGGCAGACTGGGCACTGGCTCACCGGCCGTCTCGGCGCGGCGCCGATGGACGCGCTGGTGCAGGCGCTGCTTGCCGATAGCGGCGTCACCGGCGCCGACACCTCGGCGCTGCGCGAGAGCTGCGACGGCTACGTGGTCGACCGGCCGATGTCGCCGCGCGCCATGATCGAACCGCTTGCCGGGGCTTACGCCTTCGATGCGTCAGCGGCAGACGGAACGCTGCGCTTCGTTTCGCGGGGCGGCGCACCGGTTGCGGAATTTTCGGATGACGATCTGGTGCTGACGGACGACGGTGGGCTGGCGCGGCTCACGCGCGCGCAGGAAACCGAATTGCCGCGCGAAGCGCGCTTTGGCTTTACCGACGGGACGGTGGATTACAGGCGCTCTGCTGTGACCTCGCGCCGGCTGGCCGGTGGCTCGAACCGGAGCGTTCACTCCGATCTCGCGGTTGTCAGCGATGACGCGGCGATGATGCGCCGGACCGAGGTTTGGCTTCAGGATTTGTGGGCTGGCCGCGAAAGCGCCGCGTTCTCGCTTGGCCCGCAATGCCTGTCGCTCACGCCGGGCGATGTGATCGCCGTGACGATCAACGGGCGGAGACGGCTATTCGAAATCAGCGCGTTGCTCGATGCCGAAGCGCGGCAGGTCACCGCCCGTAGCATCGATCCCGAAGTCTTCTCCGTGCCGCTGTCGACTCCGCGGCGGACGCGACCCGGAATTCCAGCGGCGCTCGGACCGGTTCAGGTTGCAGTGCTCGATCTGCCGATGATCGAGTCATCGGAGCCGCCGGTCCTGACGCGGCTCGCCGTCTTCGCCAGCCCATGGCCGACGTCGGTGACGGTCTGGACCTCGCCGGACGGTACGGGTTTTCAACCGGCGGCGATTATTCCGGCACCCTCGACATCGGGCGAAATGCTCGATCCGCTGCCGGCCGGAGCCTCAGGGCGATGGGACAACGGCAATGCTGTGCGCGTGCGCCTCTATGGCGGCCTGCTCACGTCGGTGTCCGATGCCCGCGTGCTCGCCGGCGCCAATGCGGCGGCGGTGCAGAACCCGAACGGCGATTGGGAGGTTCTACAGTTTGCCAATGCGGAGCTGGTGGACAGCGGTACGTATAAACTGTCGCGCCTGTTGCGCGGGCAGGCTGGCAGCGATTACGCCATCACGGATGTGTTGCCGCCGGGCGCGCCCTTTGTTCTCCTCGACACGCGTCTTGTGCCGCTGGCGAAAGGATTGAACGCGCTGGATCGTACGATTCTGGTGCGGCTTACCGCCGCCGGACGCAACCATGACGATCCCACGGCAGTCGCGCTGACGGTCACGCCGCGTGCGACGGCCCTGCTGCCACTGTCACCGGTTCATGTGAAGGCGTCCCGTCAGAGCGGCGGCGTTCGTTTCTCGTGGATTCGCCGGACGCGCATCGACGGCGACGGCTGGGGCGTCGAAGTGCCGCTCGGCGAGGATGCCGAATCCTACACGCTCGACGTTTTCTCAGGCGGTGCGATCGTGCGCAGCATCTCTTGCAGCGCGCCCGAAGCGTTTTACCCCGATGCCGACGAACTGACGGATTTCGGCGCGCCTCAGGCAAGCCTGCATGTTCGCGTCGCGCAAGTATCGGCGACCGTCGGCGCCGGTCATCCCACTGAACTTACTCTCACCCTCTGAGTGCCATGACAGACACACCGAACCTCGGGCTGCCGTATATCGATGGCAGCCAAGCCCAGAAGCACGTCACTCACAATGAGGCGCTGCGCATTCTC